AGAATGTTTAAAGCTTCTAATGCTTTATTATGACTGTAACCATAATATTGCTTTACAAGTTCTAACTCTTCAAGAGTTTCCTTGCGTAACCAGGGAGTGAAACGTTTCCTCGGCTTCAAACTATTTATAAAAAAGTCATACTGTAGTCTTTTGTCTAGATGAGGGTTCTTGTTCATCTCGTTAGCATACAGAATGCTGTCGGTAAAAGATGACAGACATTTGTTTATAATAAAAGGCGGATACTTTCGCTCCGCCTCAGGGTCATCCTTCAGGATGTTCTTCTTAGATTGATTGATGCTGTACAGGTAGTCTTTGAGTTCCGCCATTCCAGTGTCTGATTACTCCACTAATAATAAAAAGGTTAGTGACCATGTAAGAAACAAATATAAGGGTGCGTATGCCAGCAATAATATCTGCCTCTCGGTCTGTTCGTCCATCTTTCTCACCTAATGCTTTTGCCCAGAGTCTCCACAACTTAGAACTTAGCATTGACTCCGATAACTTTAGCATTAGGGTTACGTGCCAAGGCAACCTGACGTGCTTCTTGGTAGTCACGGGCATAGACTTCCTCGGTGAAGACCTTGCCAGCAACAAAGAGTTTGACTTCACACTTCATAGTTCATAAGGACCAGTTCGGTCCTGCTTGCTTGATCTGTATTATAAGACCCTACGGATCTCATGGTGTAAGTGTGTGCAAATTCTGCTACTGTCCACCCTTCGAACCTTTCCTTGACCAGTTGAGACGAATTGTAAGATACGAGGTGAGGAGCGATGTACCGATCGCTGTCAGCAGCAAAATCATCATGGCTGAACTGCTTGTGCATACTGCCCCTTCTCCCATAAAGGTTAGCTTTAATGTCGTAGGGTGGGTCTGAGTAGACGAATACTCGCTTGGAGTCTGTAAATAACTTTTCATAATGTAGGTTAGTAAATTTCCAGTTGCCAATCAATGCCTGGTAGTCAGTCAGTTTCTCAATTCCATTGAAGGAGAAGTTGGAATCACTCGCTTGTTTGGAGAATGACGAAGACTCAGTAAGACCAGAAAAAGAACACTTGTTAACAATATAGAAACAGACAGCACGCCAAATGTCCTGATTGTATGGAGGAAACTGGACGGTTGTTTGAGATCCTGACAGATAGTCCTTAGCGTCCAAGAAAAGTTGCTTAGCGGAAGTGGGGTCAGGGTGCCTTTGTTTAAGTTGGAGCAGGATGTTCTTAATTTCATGTCCGTGATCCTGGAGTTCTCTCCAAAAATTATAGAGGGGTTCATACAAATCGTTGACCCAGATGTCCAAATGAGGATATCTCTTAGACACTTCAAGTGCTACAGAACCACCACCTAGGAATGGTTCACGATACTCATCGTAATCTTTTAGATCAGGAATGTATTGAAAGAGTTTACTCAGGGCACGACTCTTCCCCCCTGGATACCTGAGGGGAGTCTTCAAGGATTTGATAGTCTGGGGCATTGTACTTCAGGTATTCACGAAAGATGTGCTTCATTTCACGCTCGGTCATTCCACAATGAGCGGCGGCAGCAGGAAGGTTCATTGTAGCACGAAACAAACCATCGTTAGCTTCCGCTACGTTTTCGGGTGTAGTTTTAACTGTCATTTGAATTCACAACTCATCATAATCTCAGTCAGACATGCCAGAAGATTGATCTCTTGGTCAGGAACAATGTGAATGTCCCTAGAATATTTGGCAATGATCAAGACTGCTTCGGGAACAGATGCTCCCTTGAGGTTGTCATACAAGACATCATAGAGTTTCCTCATCACAGTAGTAGGATCGTTGTTGATATTATCAACCACCCACTTACGAACAACGGTAAACTCTTTGTTCTTCAAAGAACGAACCAGAGCGTCTAGGTTAACGTCAGCAACATCAGCAAGGATAGCAGAATCAATGCCACCACTAGCGGCGAATCGCTGACACTCATTAATGAGACGACGCCAATCAGGATAATAACGTTTAACAACCTTTGCCAGAACTTTATCTTGGTACTCAACCCCTTGCTCCTCAAGAATCTCTCTCAGTCTAGCAAAGAATTGTCCTTGTAGAGCAACTGCTTGATCTGTATTAATCTTAAAGTCCACCACAGTACAGCGACTGTGAAGAGGCTCAATGATCTTGTTAGGGAAGTTACAGGTAAAGATGAAACGACAGTTGCTATGGAACTCCTCTACAGCGGTCCTAAGGGACAGTTGTACGTCGGTAGTGGTGTTGTCTGCCTCGTCAATGATAACGACCTTGTGAGCGCCTCCAGAGGTCAGTGAGACAGTCGTGGCAAACTGACGGACACGGTTCCTCACAGTGTCCAGAAAGCGTCCTTCATCCGATCCATTGATCACGATGTAAGAGGCACCGATCTCGTCACACAGTGCCTTGGCAACGGTAGTCTTACCGACGCCTGCCGATCCAGCGAGCAGCAGGTTGGGGATCTCACCCTGTTCTACGAACCCATGGAAAGACTTTTTAATATTCTCAGGAAGAATACAGTCAGCGACTTTGCTGGGACGATACTGTTCAACCCAGAGGAATTTTTTCATAATCAAGCGAAGTTGGAATTGATCAGAATTCTATTCTGATGTGTCAAAGGTGAGTGTCCCGTGTGATAGAGACTGCCATCGAAGACCAGGAGTCTGTTCTTCTTAGGTTTCACACGATGCTCGGTTTCATCATACACCACAGTGTCCCCATCTGAATCGGAAACATAATATATGGTAGTAGTATTTGGAACTCCTGGCATGTCAACATGACGATCATGTGTGACTTCTACACCAGAGCATACTGTCATGTCAAGACGACAACGAAGGAGAGTATCTTTCTCCAGTTCATACTGAATTTGATACAGCATGGGTTGTAGAAAGGTTGCTACTCTCGATTGTGTCAGACCCGTGTCAGATTTATAGATCCAATAACTGAAACCGTAGTGTAGGTTACTAGCAGTTTTGTTCTGGGATATGTTCTTATTAAAGTACCACTCTTGGTTAGGAGAATTTAGAATACTTTCAATCTGATCGGCATACGATGGAGATAGAAAGTCATCTATAATCCTCACGGTTCCAGAGCAATATAGTATACAAGGTCGTGACCGACATGACGCCACTCAGTAATCAGTTTACTGGAGATCTTCACATTGTAATCACCAGGGAACAGTTTGAGGTTCTCAACTTTCAGGAACAGTTCATAAGCACCAGTAGCAGTGCCTTTGGTCTCCTGAGAGTAAGCATTAGCAGTGTCGTTCTCTTTGTCACATAGATTTAGAGAAACCGTGCCATCTTCCGTAGATACAAAAGAAAGATCTGGCAAGTTGTAAATCATAGATGCGTTCTGAAGTCGTTTCAATTCTTCAGATGACAGGGAGAACTCCATGTCAGCACCAGGGAACTTGACATCACGATCAGGAGCAGACTTCAATGTGATCTCAGGATCGGAGAAGTAATACTTAGCAGAGCGACGACCACCACGGATGGTGACATACTCATCGTTGTCAAAGTTCAGACCAGGATCTTCAAAGAGAGACAGACCCAGAAGGAACTGAGCTAGGTCATAGATGCCACAGGTCTTAGGAAACACTTCAGGTGAAGTGTACTGAGCAATCATGTTCTCACCAACACTGATTGTCTTCAACACATTACCCTCACGGATCATGATAGATCCATTGATTGTCGAGAAATTCTTCAGGACAGAAATAGTTTCGGGTGTAAGTGAAAGTTGACTCATCGATTAGGATACTCCTCAGTAACGTTAGTTTTGTCAGAAAAATGTAGTAGGAGCAAAGCGTAGTGAAGGATCTTAATGATGTCACGACGGGCAGTGCCCTTCTTATCGTAGCGTGAAGCGTACTTTAGGATATTAGATCGGCAGAATGCTTCAGCATCTCCAACAGATTCAATCAGATCCAGTGTCTGAATCTTGTCGTTGCCAGCAGAATAGTGTTGATTGTATGTGCTGGCAACGTAGTCACGTAGCTCTTGAAGGAGCTTGTCTTCATTATATTTGAAACTCATATTACGGGGTAAAAATGTGATCCAGTTCATCATGATAGCATTCAAAGATGCCACCGTCAATATCTTGGAGGAATAGTTTAAGACCTTTTCCATCGAGGATTTTACCAGATCGCCCATCACGGAGATGGGCAATTGATCCACGATATCCATGATACTCTTCTTCTTGAGCATCAATGTATGCTTGAGCGTCTTCAATCATCTCGTCCAGAAATCGATTGTCTTTAAATTCGTCTCTCATGCTTCCTCTGTGGTGTCTACGTGGTCGTCAATTTTTTCATAAAGGGAAAGGAAAGATTCCTTGGTCTCGTCATCAAAGCGGTTGACACAAGACTGGATTGCTTTCATACGTTTGCCAAAGATCTTGTAAGCGTTGATAATGTGAACCAGGCGGCGGGTGCTGATGATCTCATCAATACCACCATCATTGAAAGTCTTACGGATGATGTCTGCCCAGTCAACCAAGCGGGTGACGAACTCATCATCATCACACATCTTGCCGAGGATCTTTGCCTCAACAGAAGGTGTGGGATACTCCTGCTCGAAGGTCAAAGCAAAACGCTCAAGGAATGCTTCGTTCAGAACGTTGGTGCCGATGAAGCGACCGTCATCAGAACCTTTACCCTTGGTGTTAGCAGTAGCAACAACAGTGAAACCAGGAGCAGGAGTGATGTACTTACCAGTCTTCTTCAGGTAAACACCTTTACCCTCAAGGATAGACTGGAGACACAGGATCTTGTTAGATGCCAGGTCAACCTCATCTAGAAGCAGCACAGCTCCCCTCTCAAGAGCTTCCACCACGGGTCCGTTATGCCAAACAGTGTTGCCATCAACAAG